GACTATCTTTGCGATAGCTCTTCCTTCTAATCTGTTTTGAACAGATTGTTTCCAATCTTCATCGTCTAAAATTCGTGCTTCTTCGTATTCTTGTGGTGGAATATTTTTACTTAGAAAGTCATAAAGAATATCTCTAAGCAAAGCACTAGGTTTTTTCTTTAAAACATTAATTGCATAGTCTTCAAATAGTTTTGCTCTGTTTGGAGCGACTAAGACTTGCAAATGTTTTCGATTTCCATGACCTTTACTCTTTTCACTCATATAATTGTTTGTTATTAATTTTTACTATAATAGCCTAATGATTCCAAGTACGCATTTAACTCTGGGAAATCTTCTAAATTGCGTCTTGTGTAAATTACGACTTCAATATCGCATTCAATTGCAGTTGTGATCTCTTGCTGCAACTCATGAAGATGAGCTTTAGTGTAATCGTATTTTAATTCTTGAACATCAACAACCTTAAGGTCATCACCCATAATGGTGTATCTGACAAGAGCCATAGGTGCTGAATTGTCTGAATGTTGATAGAAACTAATAAAAGACATGTGCCTCGTGCGGGGGGATATAAAGAAAAGTGTCCTATTTGGGCAGAACCCGTTCCAGTACAGCGTTTAGGTATAGGACATACCTGTAGGACATTTGTAATGTGTCCCATTCATCAAGGCAATAGGACACTTTTGTGTTGTCCCATGCCTGTGTCCCATGCCTAATCCCGTTCCAGCACTGGAGTCTGCCCTGAAAGGACAGTTTTTTGATCCTCTCCCCGTGCGAGGACAGCTTGATACTCATTAGGAAGATCTTCTGCATTTGGAAAGAGTTCAATTAAGCCTCTTTTTGCTAATCGTTGAACTGATTTTCTAATTGCCGCAGGTTTTCCTTCTACTACTGGATCGTCTACAAGTTCATTCACACTTAAAGATCTTGGATAAACGATTCTTAGTCTTTGAAGAACCCTTCCTGTTACAGAAGTTGGTGTTGGTTCGGATTCAACTTCAGGAGTGTGATCAGCAATAGTAAAACTCAAATCATCTTGCATCTGCATTAGGAGCTGAGTACCCATTCGACCTTGACGAGATTTTTCAATCGTGATCAAGCGGCTAAACTTGCCAACTCTTGAAGCTTCTTCTTCTGAAGGTTTTGATAAAGCCCATGTTTCATCAACTGCATCTCTAATTGCAGATGTTCCTCTGAAACCACCATTCTTATTAGCGTGATGAATAATCAGAATTGTTGTTTTAGGGAAAAGGTTTCCATTATTTCTGGTTAACCAATACAAAGGCGTAGCAAAGTCAGATTTGTTTTCATCAAAAGCTTTACCACCACTACAACCAATTAAGGAGTCAATGATGACTAGTTTTGGTTCGTGTTCTCTTATGAGTTGAACAAACTGGGCATAGCGTTGGAGCTGCCAATCAGTAAGAATCTTTGTGTTTTTATTAATTGGATAATCAACTTCTTCAAGTTGTTCTCTCAACTGAGTTAATGGTTGATCGCCATTCAAGATAAGAACTGGCCCTTTATTAATTGGAACGAGACTACCTCTAACTACAAAAGGCTCCCCTGTTGAAACATGTTTTGCAAGAGTCCAAGCAGACATGGATTTACCATCACCACCTGCTCCATAAATCAAAACAACAGAAGGTGATGGAAGCAAATCTGGAATTAAGTATTCACGTTTGATGTCCATCTTCATTAAATCTTCAGCAGAAAAAATGCCTTTTTGATTTTCATAAGCAAGTTGATCAACAATAATTTTTTCAATTGCTGATTGATCTCTATAGCCAGCTTGTAAGGACAAAGCATTCAGCTTGTAGTTAACTTCGGCTGGATTATCTAGATCGAGGATTGCTTTGGCTCGTTTAACCACCTCATTGAAATCAAGAACAGAGGTTCTGATTTCTTGAACCTGTTTCTCTTCTGCCGCTTTAACGATCTTGGCAATGTCTTCTGGAAATCGAGTCCTCTTAGGGTCTTCTCTATCTGCTAACCAGATTAAAGTTCCTAATCCAACTCCAGTTCCTTTAAAGGAATACCAAGGTTCTACGCAAGGATTGTGATTGTCATCAGATTCATTCCATTCATTAGCGTAATCAGGATCTTGAGCAGACCAACCTGACCAAAGTGCTAAACCCATGTCGTTGGGTAAAGCAGAGTTGATTGCCATACCGATTTGAACCCATTGATCCCTACTACCTGCACCTTTATGAGGGATAACGCTTAAGCAATCACCAATAATTTGAATGATTTCATCTGAAGTCCTATCAGAGAAATCGATATCTTTTCTATTCTGGTTCGTTCTAGGAGGAGCCTTCATTTCTGCTATGAGCCATGCAGGAGCCTCTGGAATCGCATTCAAATCGCCATTCAACAGATAATGACCTTCTGGTGTTCTGCTGCGGCTGTGACCTGGGTAGGCACCTGTTATGACTCCTTGTCTGGAATTGTTCCAAAGGATCTCATACTCACCGCCATACTCTTCTCTTAGACCATGACCTTTAACTTCACCCCAAAGGTTTTCAGGAATACGAAAAATAAATTTAGCCGCATTCTTTTTAGGGCTTGTGACTTTTGGAGCGTTTTCAAGAGTGTTACCCCAAACTTTCAGAAGTTTTTTTAAGTTCTTGTCAACATCAAGGATGACAATCCCTTTTCCTCTGATTCCAGTAAAGAGTCCAATTGCTTGGAGATCTGGATTCTTTCTTAAGGCAACAGCTACGTCAGCAGGGCCAAATTCCCTGTCGTAACTTTCCTCGAAAGGATTTTTACCTGTAGCTGGTTTCCCTGAGTTCATCAAGGAACCTTTTTTGTAGATTGGAGCGTAAACAAGCCCCTCTACCAAAGGCTTTGTCAGATGTTCAATATTCATGTATTATCCTAATAGGATAGTTAATCAATGCTCTTGACTTTAGTCGAAGTCGAGAGCGTTTTTTTATTTTAAGCACGGTTGCATAATCTTGGTCAAGGGATTACAATAATATTGTGTAAATCTTAATTTACGCTTTAACTTTCAAATTAACTTTCATTCACTAACAGCGATTTCTAACCATGAAATTTTCAGATGTAGCAGAAAAAGAGTATCAAAAAACTCTTGAAGAGCCTGATAAAAGTTCTT